CCTCCTGACAAGAAGGATATAAGGGTGGTAAACAGGGTAATCATTTTTTTGCTCTTTCTTCAAGGAGTTTGACCCGCACATGGAGATCATGCAGTTCTTTATAAAGTTCTTCACGCATCTTTGCCCGTTTTTCTGCTGATATTGGGCTGTCTGTTGGTACGCCTTCGTTGGTAATTAAGGCTGGCATCTTGCCTTCTATCTGAGTAAGGCGAGTTTGGAATGAAGATACCTGACCGAGTAGCCAACCTAGGCAAACAACCACAATAGGAATAACCGCTTTTAAAAGGTCTTGCATATTCATTTCCATCTACCCCATGTGCATTCGTAAGCAACCCAAGTTGCAAATATGTAACACAACGCCATAACGCTTTTCATTACCCGTCTATCGCTTTGCTCTAAATACTTATCACGCTTGTCTTCCCACTGCTTTCTAGCTTTAATACCCTGTATTTCTTCCCACGCTTTTTCGCCATACTTCTTAACTATTTCGTGTTTAATCTTTTCTTCAGACTGCTTGGCTAACATCAGCCTTTGAAACTCATCTACCGCCTCAATGATGGTGGTGGTATCAGGGCTAACAACCCTTGAATTCTTCCTTGATGCTGATCTTTCTTTTGCTGCCTTATCCGCTACCGCCAGTACGCCATCAATTGCTTTACTTAATTCTTCAGACGCCTTTACAGACTCATTAAGAGTCTTTGTGACCTGTTTCGTGCCATCTATAATTCCAAACGGATCGGGCATGATTCAATTTAAAACACCTCTCCGCCAGCGGCAGGAACAGACGTAGCATGGATAGAAATATGCTGTCTTAGGTTTAAAGGCGCACCGCAGTCTGAACAGGTATCTGCCTCTAGCTCGGCTTTATCTAAGTCGTATCCACAGGCTGCACAAATAACCTCTACCTCATGGGCTGGTTCAATTAGCCCGCCCTCTAAGTTTCTAGCCTCTACAAACTGTTTCATGTCAGCCCCATTTCTTTGCGGATCTTGGTTGCGGATATATCGGTTATGGTTTTATCAAAAGTTTCTTGCTCAATCTTGTAGCCTACATCTCTGCCGTAGGTGATGTTTGTAATGTTAGGCACTACTTGAATCTCATACTGCCCTTGGAATAGGGGGTCTAAATCCCGCTTAATATTGTTCTTAACTTGCTCGATGGCAAATGGGTTAGAACCTTGCCAGCCCTGGCAATCACGAATCTGAATAACTACTTGACCCGTCTTGGCAATAGCTCTTTCAAACAAAGCTCTATGTCCTTCATGCCAAGGTTGCCATCTACCAAGCATCTGTACGGTTTCAGATTGCCAGTTAAAGACTGGACGTCTGCGGTTTTCAATAATGTGGTTGCCGATAAACTCAGCCCACTTCTCGCAGTTCTGCTCGGTGACACGGAAGTCATAAACTGTTGGTGGGATAAAGGCTTTGTTAGTATCCTCATACCGACCAGCATCTATGGTGTCCATCCAGACAGTCCAGTCGGCTTTAAAGTTATTACGCATCTCAACCAACGGTGCTACAAAGTCGCAGATAACATAATCACCGCCAGCTTCTAGGGCAAACTGAGCCATGCGTAAAGATTGACGGATTCTACCTTCGTTGGAAAAATCCCAGTCGTTGTACTTCTTACGAACCTCATCAGCGTTAAACCAATTAACCTGTGCATTAAAGCTAGTAAAGACTTCGCCATAATCTTTGCGAGTACCGTTTGATTCTAAATACTTCTTTAGAGCTTGGGCTAAATAAGTCTTACCTGAACCTGGCAAACCCATGATTAGTATCTTTTTCATTTATCTCTCTAAGTTATCGTTTCTAATGGTGCTTCGGTCTGTTCCTGCTCTGTTTAATATCGTGGTATTTTCACGACTGCCTTCGTCATAAGCGTATACGCCCATCTGGTGCATTGGAAATATGTCTGCTCGTAACATACAGTCTAACGAACTATTAATACCGTACTTCAATACATGAGCAAGCATATTCTTTGCTACCGCTGGGTCTATGGAGTAAGCGTGCGCTCTGCACATAAAATGATAATTTGTCCCCATCGAACCATGTGGCGGTGTTGGTAACACCTGCCAGTTTTGCTTTACTTGCTCATTACAGCCTAAGTACGAAATAGAGTTATACACAGTATGTTCACGATAAGGTGCAACCATAATAGCGTCATGCTCCAAAACAACCAACGGTACATCATCTTCTACACATTTTGCCCACAAACTAATGTGGGATAAAGCACAAGCCACTTCTGACCTAGTTAAAAAATGGTCGGCAATCTTTACCATTCTCATAAAAGGATTTAAGTTCTCTGGTGGATTAATACCATCCTTTGTTCCGTCAAACGCATCCCAATATTGGTACCTCATTCCAACTTTATCGCATGAATCTGCACATCGTTTAGCTAATGACTCTGATAGCTCGTGTCCTTTTAGTCTAATAATGTAAGCACCGCTAACCTTTACATCATAAGAAAAAAATAAGGACTTCAAATTAAAGCGTCAAGTTCGTCATGCGTAGTACAGGCATCAATAGCAGCTTGTCTTGGTGCAACAGCATCTTTAGCAGCTTGCAGGGCTACAGGGTCATACGTAGATGGGTCGGCTGCTTGTTGTCTAAATAGCATATTAAATGCCATTGCAGCATTTTGTTTCATGCCTTCTTTGCGGTCAGCCACAGATATATCTGCAACGCCATAAACTATTTCTACAGGGTCTTTGGTCAAATCAAAGGTATGTCCTGTGTAGTATTGACGATGTGGGGTAATGGCAGGTCTTACCTCAATAGCAGTTTTCCAGCCAGGTCTGCTATCAGGTGGGGTATCCCAAACATCTTTAACTTCACCATTTTCAATGCGAATATTTAAACTCATTTGATTCTCCTAATATTTTGGTTAAACTCACCAGTCACTTTAGCTAATGGGGTATCCCAATCGCCAAATTTCTCTTGCCTAAACAGTCTGACATTACGATACCAGATGCTTGTGTCCTTGCCATCAGCCCATAAATAATACGGGAGTATAGGGCTAATAATCCAAGTTTCTTTACCCATTGCTGCTGCTAAATGTGCAACTGAGGTGCAAGAACTAATAACCTTGTCCACACTTTCAATAACCGCCTTGGTATGTAACCAAGTATCTAAGCAAGGTTTTTGCACATGGTCAGGGATGTTATCTATACCTACATCCCGTTGCAGACTGACTAACTCTGCTGGTATTGTAAACAATGGTGTTGGGTCAAATACTCTATTATGCTCATGCTCAAAGCGTGGGTTACCTTGCCACCGCAATCCAATCTTGCCATTAGGTTTAATCGTCTTACAAGGGATATAAGGTGCGTTATTGACTGTTAAGAAACTGAGATATCCTGACATTCCTAGTACATGGTAGTCATGGTACACACCGCCAGCAGCCCTTGATTCAACTACCGCAGACACGCCATCAACCAACATCATTAAGCCAGCCAACTCAGGCATACAGGCAACCACACAGACACCACCACGACTGACAATTTCTCTAGCCCATCTAGCGGAGTGTATTTCGTCACCTCGACCACCTTCTAGTACCAATAAAACAACCTCTCCATTTAAAGGTCTGCCATCGTATCTTGGCATTGACGAGGGGTTTGGGTTACCAAATATTTCTTCGTTACGACCTCTATCAAGCAATTCAAAACCTTCTTTTAAGTTGCCATGTCTTAGTGCGTACCAGCCACGATTAAAGGCTGCTCGGTCATCATGTGGTCTTGTTTCTAAAAGAATTCTGCACATTGATTCAGCAGCCTCAAACTCACCACGCATGGCAGCTTCTACTTGGAAGTCTAGTATGTCTTTCTTAGGCTCTGTTTCGCCTTTCCAAAACTTAGGTGCGTGGAATCGATACTCAAACTCGCCTAAGACTTCTTTGGCGGATGTGCCTGTGTTCTTTAGTTCAGGCTTAATGTCGTGTAGTCCAACAATACCCCAAGCGTTCTCGTCATCCTCTGCGACTGAATTGCCGTCAATATTATTAAAGTCGTGAGCAAAAGGCTGTAGATTCCAAAAGGCTTCTATCTTAGAAATGACCGCCTGTGGGTCTGACATTAACTCATCATATTCAACAAACAAAATGTTTTCAGGATGCTCGGTATAGCCTTGGTGTAGGGTAGCGTAAGAACCTTTTAGGTGTCCTATTAGGTGTCCATTACAGAACTCAGCAAAATTTGCAGGTTTAGCAATCTTGGCAAAAGATGCTGCACAAGTAGCCACATCCCTAACAGTCGCTACAATTCGCATTGGTGATCCTAAGACTTCACCCATTGTTTTTTGAATCTGCGGTGCTACCCAACCCCTAGACTTGTCAACAGTAATCTTGCCGTCATCCCGCACAGGAATTAACTTCCTAAGTGTTTCGTAAAGATGCTCGTTAGTCTGCCTTTGACCTTTGGTTGATGGGTTGTTTTCCCATGTTTGAACTACAGCACCAAATATATCAATAAGTCCTGAAGTTGGAGTTACATGGATGTCGTTTCTCTGATTTAGCAACGCAGCTAAAACAGTGGATCCTGAACGGGGTAGTCCTGATAGAAAGTACATCATGGTGTTTGTATACAACCAGATGTATTTGCACCTGCTGCTGGTACAACCCAAGTAGTTAAAGCACCGACTTGAACAGGGGAAGAACGATTAGCAATATCGCCTAAGCCTAAGTCACCACGACCGTTATAACCCCAGCCCCACAGTGTTCCATCTGTTTTAAGGCATACAGCCATATTACTACCTGCTTTTGGAGTAGACCAATTAGTTAATGCACCAATTTGTTTAGGTGAAGAATAATAAGTAGTATTACCTGTGCCTGATTGACCATAAGCATTAGCTCCCCAAGACCAAAGTGTTCCATCAGTTTTAGAACACAAAGCAAAAGCTTGACCGCCATCAGGTTTAGACCAATCAGTTAATGTTCCCACCTGAACTGGTGAAGAACGAGCAACTGTATTATTTTGTCCTAATTGTCCAGCACCATTGTATCCCCAAGCCCACAATGTTCCGTCAGTTTTAGTACACATTGAAAAATTACCATTTGCTGCTGGTATTTTCCAATTTGTTAACGCCCCAACTTGAACTGGTGATGAACGATTAGCAGTATCGTTTAGACCTAATCTTCCAGAACCATTGTATCCCCAAGCCCACAATGTTCCGTCTGTTTTAGCACACAAAGCAAAACCAACACCAGAACTTATTGTAGCCCAATCAGTTAACGCACCAACTTGAACTGGGGAAGAAAGATCAGTTGTATTGTTTTGCCCTAATTGACCAGAACTATTTTTACCCCAACTCCATAAAGTTCCGTCTGTTTTAGTACAAAAAGAAATATTATTGTTGTTAGATTCTGGTGTTTTCCAATTTGTTAAAGCACCAACCTGAACAGGAGATGAACGGCTTCCAAGAGCATTTAATCCTAATTGACCATCATAATTAGAACCCCAAGCCCACAGCTCTCCAGTAGTTTTAACTGCAAGTGTACAATTGCCTGTTGTTACTTTTTTCCAAGTAGTTAATGCTCCAACTTGTGTAGGAGAAGAACGCCTAGCTGCAGTTCCATCGCCTATCTGTCCTGTATCATTGTTTCCAACAATAAACAACTTACCACTAGGAAGAGCTGTTACTGTAGCTGTATTAGCAGAGTTAGCTGGTGTTGATCCAATACCATTTGTAGCTGTTACTACGCAACGGAGCGTAGATCCGACATCGGCTGCTTGAATTGTATAAGTGCTAGATGTCGCACCGACAATATCGCTAGTACCTCGTTGCCATTGATAAGCAAAACTAGATGGGAATTGACCCCATGTACCTGTAGTAGAAGATAGTGTTTGATCTTCTTGTGCTGTTCCTGAAACAACTGGGACTGTTAGGTTTACTGGGGCGGCGGTTCCTACTCCTTGTATACAACCAACTGTTTGTACGCCTGCTGCTGGTACAGCCCAACTCGTCAGAGAACCAACTTGGACAGGTGAAGAACGGTTAGCGGTATTGCCTATTCCTAAATGACCAGCACTATTATTACCCCAAGTCCATATTGTTCCGTCTGTTTTAGTACAAGCACTATTTGTATTTCCAGCCTGCGGGGTTACCCAATTAGTTAATGATCCAACTTGTACTGGAGAAGAACGATTATATACGTTCCCTATTCCTAAATTACCAAAACCACCATAACCCCATGACCATAATGTTCCATCTGTTTTAGCACATAAAGAAAATCCACCTCCAGATGTTGGAGTTTTCCAATTGGTTAATGCGCCAACTTGGACAGGTGAAGAACGAGATACAGTATCACCAGTTCCTAATTGACCACTAGAATTTAGACCCCATGCCCATAATGTGCCATCGGTTTTAATACATAAAGACAGACTGCCACCAACGGATGGTGTAGCCCAAGTAGTCAGAGAACCAACTTGGACAGGTGAAGAACGATTGGCGGTGTCACCTAATCCTAATACACCATTAGTATTTCTACCCCATGCAAAAAGTTTGCCATTGTCAACAGCTAAAGCATTATAAGCATTTGCTGCTGATACTGCAGTCCATGTTGTTGATGATCCAATTTGAACTGGGGAAGAACGATTAGCAGTATCGCCTAATCCAATTTGACCAAATTGATTTCTACCCCATGACCATAAAGTTCCATCTGTTTTAATACAAAAAGATATATTATCGCCACCAACAACAGGTGTTTTCCAGTCTGTCAAAGCACCTACTTGAACAGGAGATGAACGAGCAATTGTATTATTGTGTCCTAATCCACCATAATTAGCAAAACCCCATGTCCATAAAGTTCCGTCTGATTGAGTTGCAATCGTGTGGTTACCTGTTGATAATTTTGTCCAAGTAGTCAAAGCTCCTACTTGAACTGGTGAAGAACGATATATTACGTTTCCTGTGCCTAATGCACCAGCAAAATTATCAGCCCACATAAACAACTTACCGCTAATAATAGCGGGACCACCAGCACTTTTAGCAAATAAGAAATTACGAGAACCGAACATTATCGAATCCCTTATGAAAGGTTTTGAATAGCACTACCATACCAAGTAGAACCAACCGCTATAAAGCTGATGAGGTCTACTGCCGATGCTGTGGCTGTGATTGTAGGAGCTGTACCGCCAGCAAATTGAACACCTGTAAAGGTTGCCGTTGTCATGCCTGTAGCTGCTTGGGTAAGTCTTAGGATAAACGATGTACCAGCAGTAGCCGTTGGCATCGTAAAGGTACAAGGTGTCGATGCAGTCAATGTAGCGGTTTGGACTGTACCTGTAGTAATAACGAATGTATGCGATGCACCAACTGTACCGATAGCTACGACTGTTTCTGTGTAGCCTGTAAGGGTAGAAGTAATGATGGTTGGTGATGTACTTAATACGACTGCCGTAGAACCTGTCGATGCAGTAACACCTGTACCGCCAGAAGCTACTGGTAGGGCTGAACCAAGAGTCAAAGAACTTAAATGAGTGATTGCATCCACTACGTTTGTACCGTTATTAAAGACAAACATTGACTTACCAGCAGGGACTGCAATTCCAGTACCAGACGTGTTCTTTACTGTAACGGCATCTGCTAATCCGTTGTTAATAAGGTACAACTTCTCAATTTGACAACCTGAACCAAGGATTAAGTTCCTTGCCCCGCCAGAAGTTCCTGTAAGGTTTAGTCGTAAGTTACGAGCTGTTTGAGCCGCATTGCTATCCGTAAGGGTAACTGTAACGTCTGCACTAGAAAAAGCGACATCCGCAGATCCTGTGATTGCTTCGCTAATTGCGACAGAGAAGTTGTTGTTGGTCGTGGTTCCCCATGTACCTGTCTGGTCACCTGTACCAATCAGCTCTATTTTAAGATCACTATATGTCGATGCCATAATTTGTCCTTACTTTATTTAATAATATCCATTTTACGCTGCTATTTCAACCCAATTCGGGGTCTGGTTGTCATTAATGGTGATCCAAACCGTTACCGATGTGACACTAGCCGTACCGCTAACACCCACCACATTTACAGGTGTAATAACATTTACATTAACCGTTCCAACAGACCCTGTAGCTTGCAGACCCGTAACTGGGGTATTAGCTGCTCCTGCTACAGAAACTGATCCTACAAAAACTGTACCCGCTACGCCTGTAACTTCTATGGGATTTAGTATAAAAGTCACAGAACCTACTGCTCCTGTGGCTACAACTGATACATTCCCCTCCCCCCAAGCTGCGCTTCCCCACCCCTGACTACCAAACCCGCCTAGGGCTATAGTGACATCGCTCATGCTGCTGTCCTAATTAATGTCCAATTTGGGTTCTGACTATCATCAATTAAACTCCAAACCAAAACACTTCCTACTTGTCCTGTGCCTTGTACTCCCGTTACGCTTATGTTAGCAGAAGCAATAGTTGTTACGCTACCTACACTAACCGTACCTGCAACGCCTGTAACTAAAACTTCAATACTGGGGGTAACTACTACCGTCCCTACTGCCACAGTCCCTGCTACGCCTACAACGTCTACAACTGCCGTACCTGTTACAGAAGCCGTACCAAGCGCAACTGTTCCAGCAACTCCTACGACAAAGACGCCAACACCTTCTTGAACCGTTACTGAGCCTACATTGCCTGTCGCAGATACTCCTGTAACCGCAACATCAGCCCCAGCTTGTGCTACAACAGAACCTACATTTGCTGTACCAGAAACCCCAGTAACATCAACTAAAAGCGACCCATCAATTTCTACACTGCCTATCGCTCCAAAACCGCTAACTCCCGTTACAGCAACATTTGCTCCAGCCGTTACAGTAACCGACCCTACCGATCCTGTGCCTGACAACCCAGAAACTGAAACATCAGCACCAGCCTGTGCGTTAACAGAACCTACAAAACCTGTTCCAGAAACCCCTACAACTGCAACACTAGAACCTTCCTGAACCGTTACTGAACCAATCTGTCCTGTACTGGTTACTCCAGTTACATCTACAACTGCCGTTCCCGTTACCGTTGCGCTGCCTAGCTGCCCTGTACCAAAAACACCTACTAAATTAACGTTTACATTTTCAGTAGTCTGAACAGTTACAGAACCAAGCTGCGTTGTGCCTACTACACTAGCGCTACCTTGACCCCAAGGGCTTTCACCCCATCCACCATAACCCCAGCCACCTAATATAACTACTACATCAACGTATGCTTCGCCCCACGGACCGCCACCCCAGTCGCCTCTACCCCAACCAGTATTGAGGTCTCCCCAAGCATCAGCGCCCCATGCGCCTTCACCCCACCCATAATTGGTTGACACCTAACCATTCCTAGGCAATGCGGATAATTGCGTTGCTTGCGTCTGCTGTTGGGAACACAATCGTAAACGTACCTGCTGTGGAGGTTTTAGCACCGCCAAAATCAAGGATACATACTGAAGGATCGCCAGCTGCTGTGTCGTTATAAATCATTGCACCAAATGCTGTAATGGTTGCAGATGTAAATGACAAGTCAGCAAAGTCGGTAAACGCTGTAGTTCCTGACGATGTTGGTGTAACGTTAGTCAGCGTACCGCCACCAGCAGAATAAGTACCAGAAGCAGCTACTTCGTTTGTGGCTGTATACGCAGTAGTCGCAGCCGTGAATGACGCTGAGTTGTCATACATTGCTAATTTAAAAGTATTACCAGTACCAGTTGTAAAGTTGTGCGTTGCTGTCATTAGCTGTACTTTGAAGCTAGTACACATAAAGTTGCCTGTAAATGCCATTTTGGACTCCTATTCGTCTAAAAGTTTAATTAATTCAGGATGACCAGCTTCCCTTAGCTTGTGAGCTAGTGTTACACGATCAAATTTTACTACTTCATTCATGTAAAAGACTAGAACTTCCCGAATATGATTACGAAAAGCAGTCGCCTGCTCCCGAACCAAGGGATGAGACTGATCTCCCACCTGAATGATTTTGTCTAATGCCCGTTCAGCAACTTCCTCTGGAGTAAAGCCACCGTGGTCTTTTGTAAATACTTGAATCCCGCTAGACTCGCCTAGCCCTTGTACACTAATCATCTGACTGGATACCTTACTTGTCCACTTCTGTAGGCGTCTTGACGGTTCTTACCATCGCCTAATTGCTTGAGTTCTGCCATTGCATCGTCATAACGGGATTTATAGACCGTCATAGTATCAGCGTCCGACTTCATAAATAAAGCTGCTTCTAATAAAGACCCATAAAGGAGCGCAGAGTCAAAGTTTGTTCCAAGCCAAGTTGTACCTGCCGTCACAATAGACTCTGGATAGTAGAAATAATGCAGTTCTACGGCATAGTTTGCGTCTGGGGTAGGTCCAAGAATAAAGGTGTTGTCGTCAAATACAGCGTAATACTCTGGTTTGGCGTAGAAGGCTGCATCCGTGTCTGGGTAGGATTCACGGATAAAGTTAACGTCTTTATTCAATAGGTAGTGGTACTCGTTTGCCGTATTAATTACTGCAAGGCTAAAGGTAGATAACCAGTCAGAAGGAGTTGCTAAGTACTTATTGCCCGTGGTAAGACCACCCGTAACGTTCTTGCGGATAGCAGGTAACTGCACCATGTTATAGATGCGTTGCTCCGCCAACTGTACAAACCTAGCAATCTGCTCGGCAGACGTAAACGACCCGACTGTCGCTGGGAAGTCATTCTCAGCAAAGCCTTTAATGGCAGTAGTTAACTGCGTGTAATTCATCCCATCTTCCCACTAGACATACGACCTTTAGTTGCTGCACCAGCACCACGCATCTCAATCTTGCCGTATTGGTTTATAGGTTTACCCTTAAACTTACTAATCCCGCCAACAGAAATATCCATAGTAGCCATTTCTTCTGCGCCAGTCATACCTTTGGAAGTTAGTCCTTTAGCAGAGATTGTCTTGCCCTTCATTGTATGGGGAGTAGCATAGACTTTAGCGTCTCCAACTTCCTTGCCCATAACTTTTTTAGAGAACTTAGCCATTATCGACCTCTTCCTGCGGATTTACGCATCATTTGGTTTTGGACTTTTGCTAAACCACGTCCAATTTTCTTCATTACCATCTGGTCTTTACCGCCCATCTTTGGCTTTGCCTTCATGCCCAAGACTGTAGGACCTGAGTCACCTAAATTCTTGCCTTCAGTCTTGCCTTTTTTAGCAATTCCATCTGCGCTTTTCTTAAACATTTTCAACTCCTTATGTTGTTGTTACCGTTACACTACCTACCTGACCTTCTGGGGCTAAGTTGTTGGGGGTTAATCCATCATCTCTAGACCCACCAACAGGGTTCCATCCCCACTGGAAAATCCTACTACCGCCCTCTGGAAAACCAACACCAGCTTCAGTATTATCGTTGCTTCCGTTAAGTTGTAAACCGCTTGTTCCAGATACTGTATAGCTTACATCAGGGCGTGGTTCCCGTACAGCCTGTGGATCGTCCACTGGGTACATACCTAACGACAACTGTGGCTGATCTGGATCCCAACAGCTAGGGCAAACCTTAATATTTTTTACTTGCTGCTTAACAATTAACTTTCTAAGCTCTTTTAGCTTATACCGCTGACCGCATCGGTCACATTCGGCAATCGCAAATTTTCCACTACTAAATTTATTAGGCATAGAAGGTCGTCCTAGGAACGAACCTAGAAGCGGCTTTTTCTCTGTCCTCCGTAGAAGCCATGAGCCACTGCTCCTCGTATTCTTGCTTTAAAAATTGCACTCGTGCCTGTCCATCTGGTAGCTTTTGAGCCATATAGAAAGCCAATCCTGCCACCATACAAGGTAATAGGCGAAAGGGAATATCAGGCTCTACCGCTCCATTAGATCCAGCATCTTGAATCCTACGCAACCTCCAGTACACAAAGGTATAAGGACCACCACCAGCATCGGGCGTGGGCCAAACGTTAATAGAAGGAAGGTTCTGTATCGTAATAGCCGCACCTGTTGTATGAGCAGCCGCTGTAGTGCCGTTTTGACCACGGTAGCAGTTGGTTAATACATTTCCTACTACGTTAGCGTAGCTGATTGTCTCATTGTCAATTTTGACAAATCCACCGATTGGAAGGGCGCTGGCGTCACTAACGGTGATAGATGTGGTCACAGCATCAATCGTGCCGTTTAAGGTCACAGCGGTCGAATTAGACTGTCCTGTCTGGCGGTTAAACCAAACTTGAATAGGACGCCCAGTAGTTAGCTTATTAGGAATCGTAGAGTAGGTAGACTCTGAAATACGGCTAATATTGATGTCAATCTGATTGCTGGTAACACCGTTATTCTGACGGACTACATGGTCTAATAGATCAATTGTGTTGACTGGAATAGGATAGATACCTTGCCCAGTAACCATTGCAATTTGACCCTGCTCGATTGTCCAGAGGTTAATACCACGGTTAGCCCATTCAACCGTCAATAGGTTCAGGGATCTGCGGGCAGTTCGCATATCGTAACCAGTACGCAATTCCGTACCACAACGCTCAAAAGCCTCTTCAATGAGGTTATTAAGGTCTAGATTAAACGCAGAAGTTCCTGAAGTACTCATATTTTCCTATATGGTTTTACTTTTGCTTTTACCTTTTTGGGCTGTGGCACGAACTGTTTTCCCTGTGCTTTGCCCGCCCGCTTTGCTCGTGTTGTTGCTGCGTACTCGGCTGGGCTTAGTGCCTGTATTGCTTTTTTTGGCAGGTATCTTTCGCCCGTCTCGGACGACTTCTTCCCTGACTTGGTTGTCCATTTCTGTTCTCCCCAAGCCTTTAAAGAACGCTGAGATTTTGCCAATCCACTCATTTATAGCCACCGCCAGCTGCCTTATATTTTTTAGCTACCAACTGCGCTTTTCTAGCTGACCACTGACCTGCGCCAGTACCATGTGTTGCAGCTGCTTTTACCTGAGAAACAATCCGTTTACGTAAACTGGGTTTAGTGTAATTACCCGCAGCATTGACTTTACCGCCTTCTTTGTATTGAGTAAAGTCAGTATCGTCCCTACGAGCTTTCTTAACTCCTCTGCCCATTTTGGTTGGCATAATTGCCCCCATCCCACGACTTGGTCTCATGCTCTTGTCTTTCCTCTAATTGCTATACCGTCTGCTCGTTTAGAAGCCATGCCACCAGCTTTCATTTTCTTGGCTGAAAATAGTTTCTCAACCATAGATATTCTCTGGGGTTTAGTTGTTGCTTTACTGACAATCTTTTCTCGTTCTGACTTAGTTGTGCCTTTTGCATAAAAACCAGCACTTTTCAATACTTTAGAAACTTTGCCACCAGCTTTAAACGGTTTATCTAGACCCTTCATACCAGTAAAATCACCACCGCCACCGCCACCAGTAGGCTTAGATAGTCTGCCCATATCTTGTAGCCTTTCGGTATAAGTGCGTGGGCTTTCAGCTTTAGCTTTAGCTCTTTGCTCTTCTGCCATTTTACTTGCTTCAGCCTTAGCTTTTTCGTTATTTTGCTTCACTTTTTCTGCCGCCTTATCGTACTCGCTAGGGCCGAACTTTTCCTTGGGAGGAGTGTATTTATCACTCTTACCATCTCCAACCTTTTTAGAGGGGTCAATAGGCTCTATTGGCATTACGCTCTAGTCTTTCCACGAATAGCAATACCATCAGCTCGCTTAGATGCTGAAGATACTTTACCGCCTTTTTTCATACCCATTTCTTGCTCAAAAGATGATTCACCCTCAGAGTATCTTGGATATTTTCTGGCCATACTTACCGCATCTTTGGCAATTCTACCTTGGGGCGTCATATCCATAAGCCTTTTTCCAGCAGCCATAGCGGTACTTTTTACTTTTTCAAGTGCTTGATTTCTGCTTCTTTCTGCTGGATTACGCATTTGCGAATCCACAACCTTACGATAATCTTCTGATCCTGGTTCTAAGCCGAATCTCTGTGCTTTATCATGTGCTTGTGGAAAACTAGATGCTTTTTTACCAGATAATGTTTCTACTGCACTTTCATAGTCTGGAGTACCTTTTTTAAATCCAATACTTAAAGCACGTTGCTCTGGTGTTCTTTCAGAAGTAAATCCACCTTCGTCAAATTTACGCATCTTTTTCACTTTTCCACCCTTTTTGTAACCAGCACTTTGATATGCTTCGCCTTCTCTGGCAGAAGCAGGCACAGTTTCCCGTAAG